CTAGTCCTTCAGAAGCGCGATGGCGGCTTCGATATCCCGAACGGCCTCCGAACCCAGCGGCAGGACCGGGCGCGGTGGCTGGGCTTTGGTGATGCCCATGAGGTTCGCTGCCGCATAGACCACGCGCAGGCTGCCATGCGTCTTGAACAGCTGCCAGAGAGGGTGGAAGGAAGTATCCAGCCGTGTCGTTTCTTCCACGTTGCCGCTGATCGCCGCGCTGGTCAGGGCCAGCGACGGCTTGGGGAATAGACCGGCGACGACGCTGTACCAGCAATCCGCACCGGCAAGCAGTGCATGCGGGCACTCCCAGTCACCGCTATAGCCAATGGCGAAATCGGCTGGCGTGGCGGCTCTCAACCGCGCGATCTCGCCTGAAAAATCGCCGCCCTTGGGCAGCGGCATTTTCACGGCGCTCACATTGGCAAGGCCGGCCAGTCGCCCGATCAGTGCCTCGCTGAAAGAAAAATGCGTGGTCGAGGGGTTGTTGTAGATCGAAAGCGGCAGGTCGGTTGCGGCTGCGACCGCTTCGAAATGGCGAAACGCCTCTTCCTCGGTGAGCGGCGTGTAGGAGACCGGCGCAAGAAGCAGTGCCTGGGCGCCGGCTGCCGCCGCATCCCGGGCGAGCGCCACCGCATCGTCGGTGCGCAGCGTGCCGACGCCGACGATCAGCGGGAGCCTGCCGCCAACGCATTCGACCGCGGCTTCCACAGCCCGACGCCGTTCCTCACGGGAGAGGTACATATAGGTTCCGGTGCTGCCGAGCAGACCGATCGAATTCGTCTTCGCTTCGACAATGCGAGAAAGAAGTCGCTGCAGGGCATCGGTATCGACGCGGCCGGCTTCGTCCGCAGGCGTCAGCGGGAAGGCGGAAAGGCCGGTAAAGGCGGGCGGTGTGGTCGGCATCGAATTCTCCGGCGAAACGAACAGGCGGCCACTATGAGCGATTGCAACACGATCGCAAGGGCTTGAGACGGTGGGAGCAGGGGGCGCCGCGACTTTTTACGAAAAATAGCAGAATAGGAAAATAATCCTTGACGGCGTGACGGTGCTTTGATAGGGTTCAGGCATAGTCGAAGAACTGCGCTTGAAGGCACAGGCTTCGAAGGGCGTGCGCCTGTGTTTGCGCGTCAGGCCCTGTGCAATCATTCTAATCCGACATTGCGATACCGGAACGAAACGCTGCAGCCGAAGAGGCTGGTGGCGATTTGCCTGTGCGCTTCATGGAGCCTGCCATGGATGAGTTCGACAGTTTCGATCCGGGCCTGTTCGGCATCTGGCGGGATCGCGCGGCCTATGGCGACGAGATGCCAACGGAGGATGCCGCGCTGGCGGATGAAGTGCGGATTGCGCTGGAGATCAAGTCGGCGGATGGCGGCGTTTCTGCGAGCGACGAATTGCGCAAGCTATTAAACGACATGACGGTGGAGATGCGCGAACAATTTTCCACCTTCAGAAAGATGCGCGAGAGCGCGGCCGGGGCGCTGACGGATGGCGACGACGCGGCGCAAAAGCTGGCGCGCGCCGACGTGAAGGCGGCGACCGACGCCATGAGCCTGATCGTGCGCACGCTCGAAAAGGTCGACAGTCTTCAAAGGCAGCTGGCGCGGGATCGCGAGATCGAGGCCGAGCGCGTGGCCGATGAGGGCGGTTATGGAGAGGCGAAAGACCGCCTGCAGCGGCTGATAGCGGACAAGGCGGATGAACGGGCCAAAAGTCTTCTTGCTACCTGGATCCAAAACGGCGCTGCCTCTGATGCCGAGCCTCGACGAGCGGGCACCGATCCGCCATCGGGCACGGGCTGAGCGTCGTGCACGGGCATCCGACGCGAGGCGTCTCGCCAAGCAGAAAAATCGTATCGCTGCCCAACATCAGGCAGGCATGCAGGGTATCGACGAGCAGCATGAGAGTGAATGCATGGCGGTCACCAGCGCGGAAAACATATTGGCGCGAGGGGCAAGCCATGCGCATGAAATAGAGACGGCTGAAGCATCTTCGACAGCGGCGGCGCAACCTTCAGCGGTCGTCGAGGTGGAAGGGCTTGTCGTACCGGCACGGTTCGTCTCTCGCTATGAACGGGACTGGGACGTCAACGGTCGACCGGAACAGAGGCCGCCCGCAGGTGACTGGCGCACCTGGCTGGTCATGGGCGGACGCGGATCGGGCAAGACGCGGGCCGGGGCCGAATGGGTGCATAAGCTGGCTTCTGCTGAGGAGCGGTCCAATCTGAGGATTGCGCTGGTGGCGGAAACGTTGGGTGACGCCCGCGAGGTGATGATCGACGGCGTATCCGGTATCTGCCGGATTGCGCTCGGTAAGTCTCCGGACTTTGAAATCTCGCGGCGTCGGCTTGTCTGGCCGAACGGAGCGGTGGCGCAAATATTTTCCTCCGAAGACCCCGAGGCGCTGCGCGGGCCGCAGTTTCATTATGCCTGGTGCGACGAGCTCGGAAAATGGAAACATGCGGAGGAGACTTTCGACATGCTGCAATTCGGCCTGCGGTTAGGGACCGATCCGCGCCAACTGGTGACGACGACGCCGCGACCGGTGCCGGTATTGAAACGGCTGATCGCCGATCCTTCCACCCGGTTGGTCAGGATCGCGACCGGCGACAACCGGAAAAACTTGGCGCCCGGTTTCATCGAGGCACTGGAACGCCGGTATGGCGGCACGAGGCTGGGCCGGCAGGAACTGGCGGGCGAACTGATCGAGGATCGCGAGGACGCGCTGTGGCGCCGCTCAGAGATCGAGGCCTGCGTAATCCGGGTCGTACCGGCATTAAGGCGGATCGTCGTTGCGGTCGATCCGCCCGCAGGCATAGGACAGAATTCCTGTTGCGGGATCGTCGTGGCCGGGCTGGAGCCGGAGGGGCGTGCCGTGGTGCTGGCGGATTGTTCCGTTGAGGGCGCAACGCCCGCCCAGTGGGCGCAGTCTGTCGTGAAGGCCTATCGGCGGTTTGCTGCCGACAGGATAGTCGCCGAGGTCAACCAGGGCGGCGAGATGGTGACGGCGATGCTTCGAAGCGTCGACGTCGCACTGCCGATCACCATGGTGCGCGCAACACGCGGAAAGTTTCTGCGCGCCGAGCCGGTGGCGGCGCTCTATGAACAGGGAAGGGTGGCGCATGCAGGGCGGTTTATCGAACTGGAGGACCAGATGTGCGAAAGTAGCGGAAAACCGCATTACGCATTCTGATCAACCGGTTAGGTTTTGCAGCCACAAACCGAAAAATCATGAACATGAACAGAACAACGCATCAGACTGTAAAACGGAAATAGACCCTGTAGAACGGGCGGCGCGCTGGCTTTATCTCAACCGTGAGCTTGTCTCCGGCCCGCTCATTCCGTTTCTTCGTTGCCGGTTCGGCATCAAGACCTTGGATGCCATCGAGGCTTCCAAGCGTGCCCACGCCTTCGAATTTCCGGGGGTGGCACCATGAGTGAGTTTCAGATATCGGACGCGCTCCGGCGCACCCGTCTTGTGTCTCGGCCCACCTACGCGATCGATGCCAAGTTTGAGCGCGGAGAAGGAACGCGGCCGGCAACGCAGGCACATTTGCGCCAGGCGGCATCTGTTGCGGTTGAGGGTGTGCTCAAGCAGACCGCGAGGCGGCGCCCTACATCGGAAGACCGGTTGAAGGAAGTCGACCGCCGCCGCAAATGGGCAAAGTCTGGTAATATGCCGCCGAACCTTCGTGGCATGTATACCGAAGCGGAGAGCGCGGCCCTCGCTGTCATCAGCGAGCAGTGCAAGCGCAAAGGCTTCTGTGCTCTCTGCATCGATGAGATCGCCCGCCTGGCTGGCGTCAGCCGCACGTCTGTCCAGAACGCTATCCGCAAGGCGCGTGCGAACGAGCGTTCTCATATCAGCGTCAGGGAGCGGCCGCAGCATGGCGGCAAGAGCCTCACGAACATCATCAAGATCACTTGCCGGTCGTGGCTTGGCTGGATTGGCCGGGCTATAGGGTTCAAACGTTTGAGCCCTTCAGTAACTGGAGATAAAATATCTCTCTCTCAGTATGCCGAAACGCCAAAAATGGCTTTTGAGAGGGAGTGTGTGGCTGCTGCCCGCAATCCTGATCTGACCTCCCAACCTGTAGAAAAACCTTCCAATCGATGGCGTGCCGCCTCGCAGTGGGTGCATGGCTTTGGAGGTGTTGCGCATGGCTAGGCTCACGACCCTGAAACCGAAACTATCGACGCTGCCGCCTCGGCTCGGCGCTGCGAAGCCAGACACACGGAAAGAGGCTGAGGCACAACGCACCCGCCAGCGTGACCGCGATGATCCTTCTCGGAAGCTGTACAACTCCCGCCGATGGAGGGCGCTGCGCGATGCGGTGTACGAGCGCGATCACTGGACCTGCCAGAAGACGGGGCAGATCTGCGTAGGCAAGCATCCTGCGCCTAACAGCCCGGTCGCTGACCACATCGTACCCCATCACGGCAACCCTGATCTCTTCTGGGACAAAGATAACATCCAGACCGTCAGCAAAGCCTATCACGACAGCCAGAAGCAGCGCGAGGAGAAGGCCAGATGGTAAGCGGGCTCGATCTTGCGGAGACAGGCATAAACCGCCTGGTACGTGGCCTAGTCGAGGACGGCGTGACCGTGCGTGAGGTGAACGCAATGCTGCTCGGCGCTGCCGTGCGCAGGCTAGTCGATGAGGTCGGCGAGGAACTGGCAAGTCACGTGCTGAGGTGCATGGTCAACCAGATCGAGGAAGGCGCGTATCGCAGCGACTACATCGCGCCGGAATACTGGTTGCATGCTGAGCATCCGGCCAAGCCGATCCTGACCATCATCGAGGGAGGGGGCGGGTCAAAAGTCTGAAAAGGGCTTCGCCTGTACACCCGCGTCCCTCCCATTGAGAGATTTTTTTTCCGCGTTATCGAAATTCTCAGATTAGCCCCACAGCGGGGCACGTCGAAAGTCCCGAAAAGCTGAGAAAAAACAATGCAGTTGGCTTCGCGTTAAACCGCCATTGGCGCAATTTTTCCCGTTTAATTTCAGGTCACCCAACAGGAGATCCACGACCATGAAACCGAAGAAAGTCACCGTCGAAAGCGAGCTGGACGAGCGCCGCAAGGCTGCTTGCGATCAGATCATCCACCGGGCCGCGAAGATGATGGTCGAAGAGGCTGGCGCATCCATGGGAATGATGCTCGATCGCTTCCTAACCTTCGCCGCCGCGCAGGCCTGCACCCTAGACGGATCGCCAAAGACTGCCGCCGCCTTCCACGTCCTGGCCGACAACATCGAGCGAGGCGCTTTCCACAGCCTGACCGGCGAAAATTCCGCCACTCCGAAAAACAGGCATTGACGGAAATGGGTGTCGGTGCCATTTTCAGCCCCGAGTTGATCGAAAGCGTCACCTGCTGGTCAGGGGCGCACGGCGACAACCACCTTCCATCGGAACCGGCGACCATACCGGGCCGCGAAGCACTTGAACCGGGCGCTTGCGCTCTTGCTTTGTCGTGTCTCTCAGGTCAGCCGATGAAACTCCCCATTTTCCAGAAATCCGCGTTGGACATCCGTCTTTCGCCCGCCCTCAACGTCAAATTCGCCCCGAATGGTTCGGGCGAAATCTCTGGCTACGCCTCTGCTTTCGATGGTCCTCCGGACAGCTACGGCGATATCATCGCCAAGGGCGCGTTCCGGCGCACCCTCGAAGAGCATCGGCGCGAGGGAACTGCGCCCGCCATGCTGTGGGGTCATGATCAGAAATCGCCCATCGGCCGTTGGCTAGAGATGGTCGAGGATGATTATGGCCTCAAGGTCCGGGGCAAGCTCAATCTGGAAACCAGCCGTGGAAAGGATGCCTATGAGCACCTGAAAAGCGGCGATGTGGGCGGCTTTTCCATCGGTTTCATGCTCCCCGAAGGCGGCTCAAAAAAGCAGGGCTTTGGGACGCAGATCCTTACGGATATCGACTTGGTCGAAGTGTCCGTCGTAGCCATCCCTGCCAACCGCCGTGCGCGGATCGGTGGGGTCAAAACACTCTCCGGAAAAGCTGAGTTCATCGACCTTCTTCGCGACAATGGCATTCCACTATCCGCAGCAAAGAAGCTGGCGGGCGGGGGATGGCCTGCGTTGACGAGCGAGGATCATCAAAAAGCAATCGACTTCGCGGCCGAAATCGCTCGCGCCGCTAACCAACTGAAGGTGAAGTGATGACTATCCACAACCCAAATCTTACCCGCGCCGCCGCTGCGCTGATCGCCTCCGGCGCGACATTCCATGTGAAGGATCAGGGAGACCCGATCGAAACGCTTCGCAAGGCGTTCGGTGATCATAATACCGAAGTCCTGAAGCGGCTAGGTGCCTCCGATACCACCCTGCGCGAGCTCGGCGCTCGGTTGACCGAGATGGAACAGAAGTCCGTCCGCGAAGGCGGTGGCGGCTTCGAAGCGCCGATGACTTGGGGCCGGCAGGTTGCCGAAAACACCGAGATCAAGGGTATCGGGAGCAACTGGCGCGGTCGTATGCGCGTCGATGTCAAAGCGACGATCACCTCTGCGACGACTGATGCGGCCGGCTCTGCTGGTGATCTTATCCGCCCGGATCGTCCTGGCGGCGTCATCGAGCTCCCGCGTCGCCGGCTCCGTATGCGTAGCCTGTTTTCGGCAGGCAACACGTCGGGGAATGCCATCGAATGGCCGATGATGACCGGTCGCACCAACAACGCTGCAATGGTCGCGGAAACCGCCCTCAAGCCTCAGTCGGATCTGAAATTTGACCTGAAGCAGTGGCCGGTTCGGACGTTGGCGCACTGGATGCTGACTTCCAAACAGATCCTCGACGACGTGCCGGCGCTGCGCAGCATCATCGACAGCGAGCTGCGTTACGGTCTCGGTGATGTCGAGGATTACCAGCTCCTCATGGGTTCCGGAACTGGTGAGGATCTTCTCGGCGTCTATCCCGGTGCGACCAACTTCGCCGCGCCGTTCACCGTCGACGATCCGACCATGATCGATACGCTGTTGTTGGCAATTGCCCAGGTCGACAATACCGAGCACGACACTGACGGCATTGTCCTGAACCCGCTCGATTGGCGGCGCATCCAGGCGATCAAGGACGCGAACGGCCGATACATCGGTGGCGGCCCGTTCGGCGAGCTGATCCAGCGTCTTTGGCAGATGCCGATCGTCACCACGAAGGCGATGTCTCAGGACAAATTCCTCGTCGGCGCGTTCAAGCAGGGCGCGCAGATCTTTGATCGCGAAGAGGCCACGGTCGAAATATCGACTGAGGACAGCGACAACTTCCGGAAAAACCTTGTCACGCTGCGCGGCGAAGAGCGCTTGGCCTTTGTGGTCAAGTATCCCGGCGCGTTCGTGAAGGGCGATTTCGGCAACATCGCGTAAGGTGGGAGATATGCCGAGCACTCAGGAGTTCACTGCCCTCCGCTGCAAGCGCAGCCCGAGCGGCCGGATCGTGAAGTACATGATGGTTGTGACCCAGGCGGAATATGACGCCATTCCGGTCAAAGACCCTGATGTCTTCTACTTCATTGCGCCAGCGGGTTGATCCTTGCCGCAAGCGCCTGCGGCCCCCTGAGGCGATCAGGGGGCCGCATCATGACAGATGCATATGATTTCCAATCCAAGCCGAGAGAATTATCATGATCAGCCCACGTTATGCTTACCTCATGCGGGACTACGTCGCCGATGGCCTCCCGTCGTCAGGAAACAATGAACCACATAAGTCTGAGTTGCGTAGATGGGGGAGTTCGGTTGAAGCGCTGCTGGAGTTGATCTCCACCGAGCTAACAGCGTCTCTCGCGCGTGCCACGAAAAATGAGCTTGATGCCGTGGTGGCAGACTACAGCGATGGCGATATTGGACTTGTCGTGCTTGATGATGACCTCTCACTGCGGGGGATCTATCAGAAGGAAGCCGGCGCATGGGTGAAGAAATCGAAACTTCCCAACGAGTCTGCCGAGGAAATTGCGGCAGCTCTAAAGGACTTTCGCTCGGGCTATCTGGGTGCTCTGGCTGTCGATCCGGTTACGGATTTGCAAGGGCAACCGCTCATTGAGGGCGCGCTGTATCTCAATACCGTATCCGGCATCATAAGGGTTTTCCATTCCGGTTCATGGACTAACCAGACCGCCACGGTAAACGATGGTGATATCAATCTTCCGAAACTTGCGCAGGAGGTTCGGGCGCCGATCGTTCTCCCGTTCTTCCGCAATCTCTACCGTAAGCGAGTTTTGCGAGAGTTGCCGTTGAAGCCGCCGGGCTATGATGCTGTAGTTGCCTCGCTCGCCGTGTCCTACGTCTACCCGCAGGCGCTCTTCATCGACGAAGCAGCAAGCCAGATTTTCGTCGTTTTTTCTCCCGCTGGCGGCACAGGCGTGAACTGGATCGTCATTTTCAACCGGGCGACCGGCGCTTTCATCCGCAGCTTCTACGCCGGGCAGCAATATACTGGCATTCATGTGAGCTACTCCGGATCCACGCGCTATCTGTGGCTCCGTGGCGCAGGCAACGCACTCGTGCGGTACAACATCACCACGCTGCCAGCGGAGCTATCCTCGCCAGCAGCGGCAAACTCATATGCGATGGACGTCTATCTGTTTCTCACGGGACGCGGGTCGGACCTGCTAATCAACGAGACGGACACGCCTCTGGGTACATTGCGCCGGGTCGACAGATTCTTCAGGGTTGATGTCAACTCACCTGCATCTCGCTTGGGAACAACCAAGTTTAGGATCAGCGATATAGGCGACAATAACGGCTACGCGGATTATTTCCCTCACATGCAGGCTATCGCACTTGGCCAAGGGTTCATCGCCGCAGCCTACGGGGGCATCTACACCGGCGGCACGCTGAAACCGTCGCATTATCAAGGTGTCCGTATCTTTTCCGGCGACGGCGATGCGAAGTTAGCGGAGGCCCTATATGCGCCAGATGTCGCCAGGACGATCCTGACAGGGGCGGGCTATGCAAACTCTCGCATCGAGAATGAAGGCTGCTGCGTCACTGATAGTGGCGCAATTTGTTCGCTGTGCATCGTCCGATCCTCCTCCGACGCCGACGCCGCAACCCGAGGGATCATAATCTTTGAAGAATTCGCCCAAGGTGCGGATACTATCGATTTCTCACCAGCAGCAGTTTTCCCTAAGAACCCAGCCCTCGCCAACTTTGGAACCGATATTGTTCTGCTGAAAAGCGCGAACAACAAGGTTTATAATCCGGTTACGGGAAGCGAGATCACCACGCTTGCCCATATTTTGGATTTTATGAAGGCGATGGAGGTGACGCTTGTCAGGTTCTATTCCAGCATAGCGAGCATCACCGACGTAAACGGTGACGCGCTGCCTACGTCGCACGACATCGAGATTCGGAATGAGAACAACGCAACGTTCTATATCGACATCCGCGGAGCGTCGATCGATGGGCGGATTCAAGTGGCGGGCTCGCCTTATATCCAAACGCACCTCTTCCAAAAGAGGCGCTACGAGGGCTCGCCATCGGGGGCACTAAGCGCGTCCATGATTGGTGCGGAGTGCGTCGATGTCACCAACGGCAACCTATACATCGCCACGGCTGTAGGCTCTGGAAACTGGAAGCTTGTGACGCGCGCTGCCTAA